TAGAATACTACCTACTATTTTAATATTATCTGCCATTATCTTATTGCTGTTGAGAACCCTGTCTTGCAGCGTTCACTGTGGTTTGTATTTCTACTAATTGTTGTCTTAATGAAGTAATTTCATCTAACAATGCTTGAATATCTGTGTCATCTATTCTTACCTCTAAAGTACCTGCTATTCTTTCTAACAATTGTCTTAAAATATCTTCTGGTAGAAAGTCATATAAAGAATCAAATAGTGCTAAAAAATCTTCTATTGTAAAAGATGGTGTAGCTGCATCTTGTGCATCTACTTGAACAGCAGGAGGTAATTGACTAAATTGTCTATTAATTACTTTATCGAAAGCATCTTTATCAAATACTGTTTTCTCTAATGATATACGAGACATTATCTTATAACTTTAAAATAATAATTATTATCAGATATAACTGTTTCACCGTTAGCTAACACAGTTTTAAATAATAATTTATAATAACGTTCAGGTTCTAATCCATTCATATAAACATCAAAATAACTACCACTATCATCATAGCTAATTTTAGTATAGTTTGTGTCGTAATCTACGACAATTTCTTCGGTATCCAAGTCCTTTATTGACCAATATGAAGAAGTAGGTAAAGCTTTGTTATCTAAATAAAGAGAAGTTGTTTGAAATCTTCTTGTTGGAAATTGATCTCTAACATTTACTCTAAAACGTTGAACTGAATCTTGTTGGTATTCGTTTTTGTTGTTACCTAAAGTAACTGTAAATAAACTTGAACTAACTACAGCTATTGAACCTGTATATCTTGAATCATTCCATCTTATTTCTAAACATGGGGGATAAATTGTATGAGTATTTCCTGAGAAATATTTTGTTTCAAATTTAGATTGAGATGTAAATTCTATAGATGAATTATGTTTTAAAATAAAACCATCATTAGGTATTGAACTACTATACCAAGCCCTTACAGTATTAGATACTTTTAATTCAATATCCTTAGAAGTTGAATTTGTAAAGGATTGGGTTGCTTGGTAATTTATATTTGAATTCCACGTACCACCACCAGACACTGCTGCACTTCCACTTCTATATGAACCGGTTACACCTGATGGGAATGAATTATTAATCCAGGCATTTCCACCATCTTGGTCTTTGTATTGCCAACTAACCCCATCTGTAGTAATTGGAGAATTACCTAATCTACCAGTACCCATATTCCAACTTCCTGATAGTGGATAACACAACAATGTATAGTCTAAGGGTATAGATGAAGCGTTAGCTAAATATAACTTTAAATATGCATCAAAATTATTATTACCTACTTTATTAGCAAGTATATCGCTTATTTGAGCAGAAGGGAATTTAATAACAGCACGTGACACTTCATCAGTACCATTAATTGAATAAAAAGTGCTAATCTCTAATATTTCATCTAACCCGGTATTAACTGTAGGGTAGAATGAATATAAAGTAGCACTCTTTTCAGGGAATATTTTATAGATTGCCATAGTTAGTAATTACTACATATAAATATGTTAACTACCAAACTATCTTATGCTAATAGTGCGTGATATTCTTTGAAATGCTTAATACGATCAGCTAAACCAATTGTACCACCGTTAACACGTTTAGTGATAGACGTAACAACTGCATCAGTAGCGCCACCATCTGCCATTTTATGTAAACCATTTTTGTTAAAAAACCAAGCAGCAGATAATAATGCATATTTGTCAGCTACTGCTTGAGGGTTAACTGTCATATCTTCATTTATTGATTTACCAAATGCTGTGTAGTTGTCTTTGCCTGTTAGTTGAATATAACCACGACCGCAGAACTTAGCACCTTCACCTGACGCTTCAGGCCCATTGCCCATTCTACCACCATAAACCTTATTTGCAATTTTTTCTGGTTTACGTTCGTATTGTTTAGCTAATGCTTCAGTTGGGAAATATTTTTTAAATATACCCATTAGGCCTTTAGCGCTGTAATTTAAGTTTTCTTTTGTAAGTCTAAATCCACCACTCTCATGACCACATTGTGCTAAGAAGTGAGCTAAACGTAATGGAGTATTAATTTGGAATTTTTCCATCACAGCTGGAATCTGTTCAATAACTTTATCAGGAACATGTCCTTTTAATTTTTGTAAATTCATATTTTTAATTTTTAATAAGTAACAACTCTGCCTTGAATATCTGTATCAGGATATCTTACTTCAAATATTGAAGGATCTGCTGAAGGGTATATATTGCCATTTCTAGTAGCACCCGAAATATCATATCCTAAAGTTGAATAAGTAATTCCTGTAATATCTTGTTTATTTACTACTTCTAGCTTAACTACAGATTGTACTCCTTTTGTTTGTAAGAGAGTAATCATAATTTCTGATAGTATAATTGGTTGATTTATTTGCCAGTTATCTGTATTAAAATAATTTTTTAGAGCATTAGAACAATCTTGTAATACAAGTTGATTATTGAACCCACCTACTATAGTAATATCAAAATTAACTCCTATATTGATATAAAAAGCATCTTTAATATTAATAGCATCAGTTACCATTCTATATTCGTTTAAATATATAGCTAGATTTTCTTTTAATGTTGTTGTTGCTTGAGTTAATTGTTTGTTTGAATTATAAGCTAAAACATACATATCTAATGCTAATGGATTAGAAACTGCTGTTGGTGCTGTTGTAGACTGAGGGTTAACGCTTAAATCTTGACTAACATACACTTTAGATATACTACCATAATCTGATGGAAGTGATAATGCTCTTACAATATAATCATTTTTAGTTACAGCACGTAATTGAGATGAATGAGCATATAAAGCATTATTTCTAATTTCTTCTGTTTCATCAGCACTTCTACCACCTGAAGATGGGTTTGGGTTTGTAGATACTACTTTATTTTTAACAAGATTATCATTAATACCTGATTTAAAATAAGCCAATGATATATCTATATTGGTTAAATCATTGACAGGTACATTTGATTGAATACCACCTCCTGTTAAATATCTTACTGTTAGAGTTGTATTTGATGGTGCTAAACCATATTCTTGAGTATAAAAAATAGATGTTTGATTATAATTGTCTAATAAATTAGATATACCTGGTACTAATCCTAATTGGATATTATCAGGAGTAGGAATAATATTATTATCAGATTTATTAGAAACACCAGCACCAAATTCTAATTGTAAGCTATTATCAGATAATAATCTTGAAACAAATCTACGTGGAGCACGTTTTAATTTTAATAAATAAGGAACTTGATCAGAATTATATGTTGGGTTAGATAATTTATCGTAAATTGTAGATTGAGCTAAATAAGGAACTTCATACCACAAGTTACCATCACTATCAGTCACATCTAAAATTTGTAAAATATTAGTATCAGCAATATTAACAGTAGAAAATTTAGTTGGATTACCAAAACTAAAAGTAGTTGATTTAATTTCCGCTGATATAGCTGGTACTGATTTTTTAACTAAGAATGAATTTCCTAAATCTTCATCAACATAAAACGATACAGTAGCATCACTTATATCAGTAAAATCTATTTGTTGTGTTGTTAAAAATTTAGTTCCAGTAGAAGTAGACGTGACTGGTGTGTTAGCTGGTACTATTAAGCCATAATTAGTATCAGGTACTGCATTGTTATTTATGACTGTAGATGGGATTACTTGGTAAATATCTAATACTGTTGATGAAGCATATGATGCTTTAGGACGATACCCTAAAACATAAGCCATAGCATACAAATTTTCTTTTTCCTTAGCGTATAATAAGTAGTTTTCCTGAACTTGGCTATCAATATAAAATGACATTACATCACCTACATAAGAAGCCATTTCAATAAACATTGCTCCAGGATTAGCATCTGAAAAGTCATTATATGCTGTTGGAAAATAAGTTTTAGCATAATTTATTAAATTATCTTTAAAATTACTAAAATCTTTATTTAAGTATGATATATTTTTATCTTGGGTCATTATTATTGGAATTGTACAGTTACTTGATCGGGGGTATTTGAAATAAGTAGTCTATAACTTATGGTTACATTTAAAGTATTAAAATCAATATTAGGCTCTATATCAACATTTGTTAATTCAACTTCAGGAATAAAAATATTAATAGCGTCTATTATTTTAAGTCTTAATAATTCATTGTTATCACTTGTTATATTATCAAATAATGATTTTCTTAAATCAGCACCAAATTCAGGATTCATTATTCTTTCACCTTTATCCGTTAGTAATAAATTAATTAAATTAGATTTAATTTGTTCTTTAGTACTATATGTTTTATTAAATACGCCCTTAGCATTAAAAGGTAATGATACCCCAATTACAATATTTTTCTGTAAATCTAACGGATTTACTCGTATCGTTTGAGGTATTGGCATATTATCCTAAATTTCTTAATCCTGATCTATCTTGAGCAGTCATGTTATTAGCAGCGTCATTAATAAATGCTAAATATGGATTTACAGGTTCACCTGTACTTTCATCCACTGCGTTAATTACTTCTAATTTAGGTGTAGATGGTTGGAAACCAAATGCTTCACCCATTTGAGCAGCTAATTGGCTACGTACACCCCCGGGTAATGGGTTTGTTGGTACATTAGCACTAGTGAAATTCATTACTTTACCTTCACGTAATGCTTTTTTGTCTTGTTTAGCCATATGCTCTTCAAGAATATATGGTAATTCTTCATGAATAGCATCAATTACTGCTTCTTTGATTAATTTTTTAAATGCTTTAATGTTCATAATTATAAATATTTTATCCTTGTAAATTTTGATTATCAATTTGTAATTTCAATTGACTTATCAGTTGTTGTGGGTCTAATGTAAATGAATAATCACTTTTTAATTGTTCTAAACCTTTAGTATTAACGGCTACAGCATAATGACGTTTATTTCCTTTAACTACAAATTTAGGATCATCTTCTTTTTTAAGAACAAATGTAAATCCTTTATAATTTCCAATTATACTATTGTTGTTAATAGGAAGAACCTTATTAACAAGACCATTTAATGTCGATAAAGAGGAATTATCAAGAGTATCTTGTAACGAAGTTGTGCTTACTCCTGGGTTTTGTTTTGCTAGTAGGTTTAATAGTGTTGTTGAGTTACGTAATCTATTAGCATATTCACTATCGGATTCATCCGATCTACGATTAATATCAGATATTGGATTTTCGCTAGATAATGTAATTTGTGATATATAATCAAACAATGCATTATCATCTAATAAATCTAACGTTTTATCTTCAATTTTTTGATTAATTTCACGTAATTGTCTTTTTAAATCTTCTAATATAGCAATAGCAGAAGTTAACATTGGTATTAGTATAGAAACTGTTATACCTATACCGTCACGAATTTCTTTAGCATTAGCCCATTTAATAGTTGCTGGTTTTGCTAATATACCAAGAGGAGATGGTACGGGGATTATATTTAAAATGGCAGTTAATACTCCAAATATTGTTAATATAACGTTTAATGTTTGTAATACTTTTAATATAGCTCTAATTCTATTTTCTTGTCTATTTATAGTACTAATAGCTCCATTTCTAGCTATTCTAGCTTGGTTTAATTGAGGTAATGTTACTGCATTATCAATAATTTCATTTGTTTTATCTACTAATTCTTGAAGTTCAGCACTATTAGCTATAACTTTAATTAATTCTCCTGTTAATAAAGATGCTGTTATTTGTACTAAACCCTTAAATACATTTTTTAATAGCTGTTGAACTTTTTCAGATTTATATAACTGTTTTAAAGTTTCTCTATTTAATTTTTTTCCAGCTACTTTTCCTTTAAATTGAACATAGTCTGTTTTTATTTTAATAAAAGGATCTAGTAAAATTTTTTGTAATCTATCTTGTAAACCTTTTAAATTTTTATCAATTATTACTTTTTCTTTTTCATAACTAAAATTTTCTAAAGCAACAGCAGCTTGATATTCTTCATCTGATAGAGTAGGTGGAATTTCAATTACACGTCCAAAATCATATGTTGTTGTACCTATGTTTTGTTTAGATAGTTCAAGTAATTTTTGAATATGTTTTTTTTCAAATTCAATTTTTCTTAAAATTGTTTTTTGAATTTCATCTTTTAATTTTTGGACAATACCTAGTGCAGCATTTATAACCTGTTTTTTAGCATTATCTAATAACTGTTCTCCAAAAGACTGTGGATTTTGGATTTGTGATAACGTGTTAGTTATATTACTAGGGACTAAAGATGATATGTTCGATTGTAAATCAGCCATTATATTGTAAAGGTTGTATTTGATTTTAAAGTATCAATTCTATCATAAAGAGGTTTTAATTGGGCTTGTAGAGCTTCAGCTGATCCTTGAACTTTAGCTAAAGGACTACCACTAGCATTTGTAGATGTTGCTGTAAGTGAAAGTGCAAATGCATCTAATGCCGATATTAAAGATAATAAAAAGTCACCAGTTTTTCCTCCTAATAATAAAGGTTCAGATGCTGGAGTGTTATCGAAACGGGTTCCTAAAATAATTTTGGGATTAGGGCCTTTAGAAACAGCATCTCCTTTAACATTGATATAAACTCTTCCACCATTTAAATTGATATAATTATTTGTACTAATTTCAACATTAGTGGAAGCAAATATCATTACTTCATCAAATTTAGAATTTAATACAACTCTCCCAGCAGTTAATATAGCTTGAGAATTTGAATAATCTCCTATACTTTCAGGAAGAGTAATTGGATTTAAAGGATCTTTAACTTCTACTTTTAAAGGTATAATCTGATTAGATGTTAAATAAAGTGAAGAAGCATCTTCATTAATTTGTTCGATATAAAAATCTTTATTCTTATCATATCTGTGACCATTAGAAATAATAGTAATAGGAAAACCTTCATCCCCAATATCAGACCATTCATTTCTATTTGAAGCTATTCTTACAGTAGTTCCAAAACGAATTGAATTTCCTTTTCTACCTTGTATTATATGATCACCTTCATAGTTTAATAAATTTCTAGTTACAGGATTTTCTATAAAAGTCTTACCTAAAGGAGTTTTACTATTAGAAGTTTGAGAATTGACTTGAGAATCATTCCATAAATTAATAGAGTTTATATAATATTTTTCTGTAGAATCTGGAGTGATTTGAGCTGCTGGGGATGGTAGTTCAACTATGTATATTAACTCTCCTAATAGAGGATAATAATTAAATTGGGGGAATAGGGGTTTAGCAATATCACAAATATCGAATAATGAATCTTCAATTTTGGGATCTATATTTTTAGAATTATTATAATCAATAAAAAATACAGTTCCGGTTCCTTCATATTTTCCTACTCTATCAAATTGTTTTGCTGTTGGGGTATTGTTAGTTGTAACTACTCCCATTACTTTACCAACTTTAAGAGAGGGGGTTGGTGTTATAGGAAAAGGATTTGAACCTTTACTTGTACCAAATGATTGGGGACCTAATCCTGTTCGTATTGATAAAGACATTACTTAATAGTTTCGTATTGAAGTTGTTGAGTTTTAGGAGCCTGCTCTAATAATTTTTTACCTTCGTCTTGAATATCTTTCTGTTCAGCTAATAAAGCTTCAATTTCACTCATATCAATTAACGAATCAGCTGATGAATTATTAGAAGATACAGCACGTTGTGCAATAGCTGCCATTTTAATTAATTGTTCATTATTTTTTACATTAACATCAATTAAATCTTTAACGGTAGGCATTAACATTGTTGCGGAACCCGCGTTAGCTGTTGCCATTGGTTTCATAGTATCTATAAAATCTCCAATTTGTTTATCAATATCTTTATTATTCTTATGTATTTGCTTAAACAGATCCGACAAAGATGTGTTACCAAATATTGTTACATCGTCAAAATTAGCCATAAAATGCGTTTACGTATAAATATAAGTAATTAAATCTTTATATACCCGTGATCATAATACTCATTATATAGCCGAGTACGCAATGTGTCTAACTTTTTAATAATCTTAGTAATCTGGGGGGTGGATACATCTGTCATTTCGCGAATATAGATGTATAAAGCCTTTTTATTAAATATTTCTAGCGTTTCACGCTTACGAAACAATTCAATAATAGCGTCGGCTGTCTGAGCATCATGTTGTTTTGGAAATAATGTATGGATGTGTTTATCGATATACATTATATACTGGTTGATGAATAGATTTGGAGAGTGCATTTCATCGATCGCATCCATAGATTCATATAATTGAGTTTTATCCTCATCTATATCTTCTACATCAGCTTTTTCTTGTAACTTCTTGTAATTATTCTCATTATAAACAATAAGATAACGTTTAGCAATAGTTCCAAAATAACTAAATGCTTTACCCTTCTCAGCCTTATATAAGTGTAATTTTTCAAGCAAGAAAGTAATAACTTCATGCTTTAAATCTTCAATAGTATCCGTATCGGTATAATAAAACTTAAATGTATGGATAATATTTTCAGCTAATTTGTAAAAACCATATTTAATACGATCATTATAAATGCGATTACGCTCAGCTGTATCAACAGTGATAAGATACTCTACAATAGCATCCTCAGTATCTTGAGTAAAATAAATTCTTGGTTCTTTTGGTTTACGCTTACGAGGTTTACCGCGTTTAGTTAACGCTATTGTTTCATCATCGTCTCCGAATATATCGTAGTCGTAATCTTCTTCATATGAATATGCCATGTTATTATCTTAGTTTTAATAACAGTATACGAAAGGAAAGTAACGCAACCAAACTAGTTTTTACGTGTATTGAATTGACTTACTAAAGTTTGAATTTCTCTTAAGTTTTGGAAAAACGTCCCAACTTCATCGTCGGCTTGAAAAGCACCTTGTAAATCTAATTCTTTTAATCTACTTTCCCCATCAGCAGCAATAATACCAATAGCATCAATATATTCTTGTTGTTGGGCAAATGCCTTTTCTAAAGCCTTATTACGTCTTATAAGTAAAATAGCTCCAATAATAGCCAATTCAATTAAGTGGATTATAACCACCCATAAAGCAATTATCATAATAAATTATTGTCTAGGTGCAAATTGTTGTTCAAACTCATCCGGTTCAATAGAAACCATTTCACGAATAGATTCAATTTGTTCTTTTAATTGTTCAATAGATTCATTTACATCATTTTGTGTACCGCCTCTATTTATTTGGATGTCAACTCTACTTACAATTGTTCCCAAATGCGTTAATTTGTCTAATACGTTATTTTTGTATCTCATAGTATATGTTTATATATAAATATATGTGTTTTTCCGTTCCCGCTGTTCTTGCTACCCTTTACGCTTTTTCTATCCAACCCATTCAAACCAAACGTAGGTGGAAGTTACGTAAAATTTTTTACATCTCCAAAGAAGAAGAGTAACTTTTGGTTACTCTTTATTTCTAAATGATTTTAATTCTTCTCGAATCATATTTTTTAAATACTCCTTGACTGAACTAATTTTTGGGGATTGGTTTAAAATAGTATTAATAGTCTTAATTGTGGTTGGATCACTAACAGTAAATTCAAACGTATCATCTAGTTTATTGTCTTTAATATCAAAACTATCAACTTGAACCCCGACACGTTCTATTTTATTAAGAAACGCTGCTTTATCTTCTAATTTTATTTTATAATGTTTTGCCATATCTATAAATATTAACTTTTAAATTTCCTGCTCAAGTTGCTTGTATCTCCACTAATCCTACTCTTATACGTATATACTAGATATCCAAGTTTTTTAGGTCCTCTAACCAATTGTTCTCGGTCCTATTATCCCATCTTACACCTACACCATCAACATATTTGCGAATATAAGTCGGTCCGGTTTGTGTAATATCACGATAATAAGAAACAACATCCCACTTAGGATCAAGTGGATCGGGAGTAAGAATAAAAGCATGAGCTTTCTGACAAACGAACGGATCATTTATATCCAGTAATTCATAATTAGATCGATCGTCACGTGTGATATTTTTCATAACTTGTTGTTTATACTGGGAAATATAGGTAAGAGTCGTGCCTTAACCACTATTTCATCGAACCCGATACGTGATCTTGTACAATACGTTGCACAACAGCCATATCTGCTACGGCTTTGTCCCATTCCTCAAGTGTTAATCCGTGTTCACGTGCACGTTCCTCACGTAATTGTCGTGCGTGTATTTCAAACGCTTCTTTAGTTAATAGTATTTCGCCTGTGTACTTTTTCATAGTGGTGAATATAAATATATATTTTTGTCGACGCAAAAAATTGTATTAAAAGAGATTTTAGGATTTTACAAAGTGGGTGCAAAGGGGTTATTTTGGAATTTGGGATATGCGTATATACTGTCGGGGTGTAAAGATCGTATTTGCGTTGAGAATATACATAGCTTTGCCTTTTTTTGTGCGCGCCGTCGATGGACCGCAATTGGCGTGGGAGCGTTCCGCGCACATACCGCTATCGGGGCGCTATCATCCGCGATCGTCCCGATCCCCACAACTTTTTTGTACATGCGCGATATTTTTGTACGCGCGCGCTACTCGTGCATATTTTTGTCGTGCGCGTACTCTACGATGATAATCTTAACCACCGTATATATCCCAATGAAGACCAATGTTAATAGTAATGTTTGCATATACTGGTTGTTATTTTATTAATTATTATTATTATTATCGTCACCCATACCCATTTCATCTAATATCGCTTGCGCTTCAGACTTACTTACCCATCCATTACCGTCTACATCTACTAGGTTGCCTACGTAGTACATGTCGTTCATGTTCATTAAGTCGTTTACGTTCATATTTAATTGTTTAATTGTGTTATCAATATATTACCTGCGTCTTGACTATCCACGGGTATCATTCTATTATTTCCCAGTACATACCATCCATCGTAACGTTCTTCCAAACGTAATGGACCACTTAAATCGAATGACTCACCGTCTGTAAATGTTAATTTGCTCATATTATTAGTTTAATTCCATTTCTTTAATTACTATATCAAATGTTATATAATCCCCTTGTTCTAATTGTTGCTTATATGCTTCAGCATCAGCTTTATTAATGAATACTTTAGCGTCCTCTAAGCTAATACCATCATAACCCATATCATCTACTACTAAATACACTGTTGTTGTTTTCATATCATTTAATTTTATACCGTGAATATATGATCATGGCTATGCCATGACACGTTTATTAATGTATTGGTTGTTGTAATGTTCGATGATCGGTTTCATGTGTGCATCGATGTGGAAAGCGTCTTGCTTGATCTTATCACTCGCCCAGTTTAACACACATGTCTCATGGTAACTGCGATGCCAAGTGATCGTATCATCTATGGTTGTGTAATCGACTGGAGCGAATAATACGGTACCATCACCCTCGTCATCGTGTATTTCGTATCCCATTGACTTAGCTAGCTCGTAAGCTGCTTTATTAATTGCGCTTCTAATTTCTTTTTTGTTCATACTTATTAATTTTATACCGTGAATATATGAGTGGGGTTTTGCCCCACCCCGTTTATCTGAATTGATCGCTTAGGCTATCTAGTAGGCTACCTAGATCCTGCATCTCGTTCTCACCTTCGTACTTGAGTTTGTATGCGTACTCGAGATTATCTAGTAACACTTTAATCACATCATCTACTGTATTCATATTTTATTATTTTTATACCGTAAATATAAGATTATTATTGCGCCGTTCCAAGCAGCAATTGAGCCGGGTAGATACCCAGCTCGCTCGCCATTAAAAATTAAAAGTATGAACCTAATTTAGAGCAATATTGCTCAATATATCTAACGGTACTAGCTCCCCAGTGTATTTTAGTCTGGAGCATTCCCACTCATATTCGTTATTATAAATGTACACGTAATCCACACCGTAATCCTTCCCCACTGCGTCCAGCTCACTGGTATTTACGTCTCTAGGTTCAACCATACCCCATGGTTCTTTTCGATCGCGATGGTACGCTGTGCAGCTGGTTGGTGTTTCAGCCAGTGAGCTTAGGTCCCCTAACTCCATCAATTCAAATACTGCGGACGGGGAAGTATAATTATCTACTAGCAGCTGACCGTTGTGCTCTGGGTAACCATCCCAATGGCAATAAATAATCTTAGTGATCCCATTATCCAAATTCATCCCAATTAATGATCTTGTAGCCATAACTTTTAATTTAATTTTAATTTAATAACGTGAAGATAAGACCAATTATTTAGCCTTCCAAATAAACATGTTGTTTTACTCCATGCAGACTACTCACTCTCAACTCACGCATCCAGACAAACTGGTCTGCTGGACGGTCACTAGGGACGTATGTGTGCTTAGGCTGTTCAACACCGTACTCCAAGTTGATCGGTTCGCCCATTTGCGTACGCATACCAAATATAAACGTTAATAAAAAGCTGATTATTGTTTCTTTAATGTAAAATACTTTACTCATAACTTAATTTTAATGATAAAAAATGGACCCCATTCCACACCAACAGGTCTGGGGTCCGGGTTACTCCTAACCCACTAAGCCATCGCTGGCTCAGATTTTTGTTTCTTCGGTGCGCCACGCTTAATCTCAATACCCGCAGCGATCTTAGCTGCCTTAGCCGCTAATTTAGCTTGGCGAGCACTTGTCTGGCTAGCTGGACGACCTCTTCCAATTGACAATCCTTGAGCTGCTCTTTGAGCACGCGCATCTAATCTTGCTTGACGAGCTGATCCAGCTACTACTGGACGACCTCTTTTACCTGTTTCTTTTGACATAACTGTTTTTTTTTATTTTTAATTATTATATACTAAATATTGGAACAAAACCTTGCCTAAACTAATTGGCATTTGCTTTAGCCAGACACTCTGGACAACCAATCACTTCCACTCCCTCAATACGAGCCCAGTTTGTAGCTAGAGCTGGTGTACCACACAAATTGCCTTTTCCAGACTCAAAAATATGAGCTGTGTTAGACCAAACATTACCTTTGTTGCCATAAATCATTTGATTAGGCTTTAATTCATTTACATTCATACTTTTTAATTTTATAATGTGAAGGTAGGAACAAAACGTTGCCAACCAAATTATTTGGACAAAGCTTTAGCCATATTATCACTACCACATCTTACTCCAGCGTGGAACATGTACAAAACATCTAGCTGACTGGTTAACTCAAACTCAATCTTGTCTTGTTCTTCATTATACTCTGATACAGTAACTCTATCCGCACCAAATTCTCCAACGATAAAAGGAACTCTATCCTTAGTAATACACAATTCTATTTTCATAACTTATTAATTTTATACCATCAATGTACACAAAAAACCTTGCCACAACAAAAACTAACGTGTTGATTTAGGTCGACCCCTGCGTCCGCCTGATCTAGCTCTGGTAGCTGCTTTAGCTGCGGTCTTAGCTGCCACTTGAGCTGTGGACAAAGCTGGACGCCCGCGCTTACCTCCACTAGTGGCTTTTACCGTCTGGGGCTTGGAAGTGGAAGAAGCTGGACGACCCCTCCTTCCCCCTGAACGCTGGGCGCGTAAAACCTTCTCTGCCTCGCGGGCAGCTTTCACTGCGGGATCAATAGCTGGACGACCCCTGCGGGCACCCTCCACCTTTTCCTTCGGTGGCTTGCTACCTTTCTTAAGTTGACGGTCGCGTTTAGCTGCTTCCTTCTCGGCGCGGCGAGCCATCTTATCCATTGTCTTCTTATGCTTGATGAGATGTGGGTGTAAAATAACCTGATCGAGATCGTAGTTGCGTACACCAGCTCCCCCATCACGTACCTCAAAACCGCCGTTAGGGAAATATTTGTTTTCGCCTGGTTCCCACTTGCGTATCAAATGGAACCACAAATTCTTTTCGTAAAAAAATGGGGCGGGAAGAACCCTGTCGCCTGGATTAATAGTGGCTAAAACATCTTCCACATCGGTGTAGGCCATGTATGTACCTAATTTACTACCACCTACAACAAAATCTTTTTCAATAACTTTCATAACTTTTTAATTATACATAAATTTAAGAAAAAAACATTGCCAAACAAAATTATATTCAATTACATATAAAAACATCACATCACAACAAATTATATGTAGTTACATACAAAAAAAAAAAAACAAAATTGGTAGAAAGGTACGAACAAATTTTGACTAAACCAAATAAGATCTTTACTACACAACTTAGTAACCAGAAAAAAATACCTTTGTTCGCTCACGCTAACAGAAAAATTTCCTGTTTTGTAACAAAAAATCGCTACTAAATGCTGTAGTATTGACTACAAAATGTAGGTATATACTGTCGATAAAAAAGTGTTTGGAGTGGCGCAGGAAAAAAATATGGGTCCACAACAACACCTACCCCATACACCAACGGTATGTCACATACTATACGCACTACAAAATGTAGTTACTACAAAAATACTACACGTCTACTACACGTGTTAGTCGTTTGACACACAAAACTACGTTAGTGTGTGGACAAAAAAAGCGCGTTATCCGCGCAAAAAATGCGAGATAAACGCGCTACTTCGTTTGTATTATACTATGTGCTACACAAAAAGTTGGCCAATACACCGCCTTAATCCAACGACTCATATGCCATCTTCCACATCATACCAAACATACCCAGTGCCAACAAAACACCTACTACCGTTGGGAATTTAGTACTCAACCAAGTAACCATAACGATTACCCCAAAATACGCTATTACGATTAGCAACGATTTCATTAACTTGTTATTCATCTTATTTCTTATTTTTCGGTTTATAATATCTACGCTTCGGTTTAGGTGGTGGTGGAGGCGTATGTTTAAAATCGGGTAATTCGTTGTTACGTTTCTTATCTCCGCCCGTATGTTTAGCTGGATTATTAGATTTATCCTTATCCACCACACGCATTCCATAGTCATTAAATTCATTCTCGTCTACATCCGTGTAATGAGTTCCTTCATTGCCGTTCTGTCCTATGATGTTCATTCGTTCCTCGTCCCAACTCGCCTCGTCATGCTTTGAGCATGGTCCGCCTTTTGGTTCGTCATACGCCTTAACAGATGGTAATCCGCTGTATTCGCAATGTAATGTGTCGTCATCATAATCATGAAGCGCCTTGATTAGTTCGTCTAATTTCTCGTGTATTGCTTTTACTTTAACATCTATGTTAAGTAGTGCATCGTCAATTTTATCTAATGATTCGAATAATTGTTTATTCATTATTTCTTCGTTTAATTCGTTTATAAGTGGACTACTATACTTGCGCATTGGTGTTCCGTCTCTATGTAGTAGTTGTTTCATTTGCTTTGTTTATTTCATATACAAGGTACTTACCCCTATCTGATTCTCCAACTCGTGTTGGCGTTGGTATTTTAAATTTTGGATCGCCCTTCGCTATTAATGCTATGGTTTCCATCATGTATATTATCATCTATTTCGTTTTATTTGTTCATTCCATCATCAACTCCCTCATTATACCCCTCACCATATACACTATCAATCAATTCGGCTAATTGATCACGAGTGAACATATATAATTCTAATCTATATTCCACTTCATAGTCATTACCCACCGCGCCTATCTTATCTATGCTGACTTTATTCATTATCTCATTACTCACCCCAATCACCATCCTCTGTTTAATCATGTATTCTAACTCGTCCTTATGTATCTTATCATGATTACTCATTTCGAAGTTAGGCATTACTGCTTTAGCTGTTACTCTATTTTGTAATGGCAATTTCATACTAATTTACTTTACTGTATATTCCATATTCTGGAACGTTAATACTTTGTGGTTCATGTTCACTATCATAGTAATGTACACCGTAGTAATCACTACTTATTACATCGCCTATTACCGCTCTCGTGCTATCCGGTTTTAACCATACCACGTCGCCTTGCTTGTATTTAGATGGCTTTTGTGGTTTTGGCTCTCCACAAGCATACACTAATATTATCAATACTGTCATTGATATTAAACCGAACATTGATATTTGTCCTGTAAATTTCCAATCGAATTCTGTTCCTTTACCTTGCATATTATTTGTATTTACTAGTTATTCCTAATTCTCTATTGAATAGGTCATCCGCTTGTTGGTTCCATCGTTGCTGACTATTCATTTCCCACTTCGCCCATAGCATAATGCTTTCTAACACTTTAACACGTTCATCTCCGTCTAATCGATCATAGTAATCATGATCCATTGTTATTAGTCCGTTTGTTATTTCGTTTATGTCTGTCATCTATTACGCTTTGTAAATTTTAACTATTGCTTTTAATATCTGAATAACGTCGCTGTATGCGCTACGTTCTCCATAATTACGTCCTGCATAGTATGTGTTTGGATCTGCTCCGTTATCTACTTTAGGTAACTTACTTTTTAATATTTTGATTATTGCTTCAATGTCGCTTACTGGTATCATTTCATTTTATTTATAACGTCAATGTACGACGGCTGCTCTGCCTTAATTACTTCAACGCCGTTAATCGCTGTGATGAATTCCTCTATGGTTTGTCCTACACCGCTTGGTGTTTTGAACCACACTACACCTTTATCATATTTGATAATTGGATATGTTCCTGTTCGTAGTGTTATTGTATCGCCTGCTTTTATCATTTTATAATTTTAAATACCATTTACTGAATTTCTGTAACAATACGAATATTCCTACTACCATTGCTATTGGTGCTAATACGAACCAAAATACTGAGAATCCGAAGTATGCCTCGTCATTGTTATCCCAATCGTCATAATTGGCATATGATTTTTCTTCATTATCATAGTCAATTCCAAGTCGTTTACCGAAGTATTTTAGGAATGTTAGTGATATTAAGAATCCAAGTGGGTATATTAGCATTAGTATCATTATTACGCTGTTTTAATCATTGCTTGATAATATATTGTACTTTCACCTGCCCAATACACACATACTCCACCTTGTGGTGTCCATCCATTTTTCATATATTCATTTACATTTACACTAAGGTTATATGATGAGTCTTGTCCTATAATTATATATTTCATAATAAATCGTATATACGGATATTGATAGGTGGTGTGCGAACCGGCCCTTTTAAAGCTGAATTTTAGGGTGCTATATTTTGGTTTTGAATAGTTCTATTGCTTTATTCTTATCATTTTGCATTGCTGTTGGACTTAACATTGTTTCAATTATATATTCGAATTCGGTATCGTCGAATTTATCAATTGTGTTGATGTATGTTTGTATATCTACTCCTAGTTGCTCTGCTATTGCTTGGTCGAATAATTCGAATAGACTCATACTATTTAATTTCTAATTTTGCTCTTGTGTATTTAAGTTTTGATGGTGATTTTAACTCATATACTTCTAAACCATCTAACCACTCATCTGTATCCCAATCATTATCCATCTTATCTATCCATTCGTTTTCTAGTTCGATTTGTACCTCCTCCATTGTACCCATTGCTACAACTGGGTATCTAGTATCAGGGTTTATCACTATGTACTTTTTGGGTGGGGTTTTAGTTTGCTTAGCCATATTATTTAATATTTCTTTCTTGTTTCCACTTATTATTCTTATCGTTCTCATCTAATATATCTTCTATAAAGTTACGTAGGTTTTTAGACATATAATATAATCCAAGTATCGCTCCTATTATTAATATAAGTCCAAGTGAGTGAACCGGAAATATAAGTGTGATTGTTATTATTGCCATTAATATTGACATTATAATCATTGTAATTTTATTTGCTCGTTGTCTATTGTTCATTTTCATAACTTTTTAATATTCCATTTACTCGTTCTTCTAATGCTTGCCATTCTATTTCATTATAATCTGCGTTGTAGCATTCGAATTCAATTTCATAGCCTTTACGTTTCATGTCTATTAATACTAGTACATGGTATTCGTCCCCTAGATTACGACCCGTTTTTTCTCTAACGTTATTAGCCATTTCATGTGATGCATTTGATGGTAATCGTATTATGAATATTGGTTTAGCCATTATAAGTTCTGTATTTGCTCTAATACTTTAGTTACATCGTCTTCGCTTAAATGACCTAATACATCATTCGTAATTGGTGTATCGTATGTTAAATCGCCGTTGCTATCTAGTACGGCTAATTCATATAAATCTGCATCACCACCATATGTGTATTCGCCTTTAACTACGCTTGCTCCGTATCCGTTTTCAAATGTAATACGGCTCATAATACCATTCATGTTTGAATGTGGTTTGAATTCTAAATCGTTAAATGTTTTCATATTAGTAATCTCCATGTTTATGATATGCTGTTTTGAATTGCATATCGTGATTTAATTTATCTTCTGCTAATATACGCTCTTTATTTTGCTCCCACCATTGCTCGTATTTTCTACGTGGCTCGTTGATTTGTAATTCGATTTGTTCTTGTTCCCATTGTATAACGTTTGGGTCCTTGTCGTTGTTATAAATTGCCATACTATTTAAGATTTAATTTATCAATTATTTGATCGTGTATTTTACTCATTAACTCATCGATCGCTTCGTTTTCAATCATTTTAGGTTCAACCGCACGTACCTTATTTAGGCAGTAATACAGGTCATTTAATTCTTCTAATGTTAATTCCATATTTTTAATTTTATAACGTCAATGTACGATCATTACTCTGCCAAGTACAATCGATTATGATTGTATAGTGCAACTGGATTATCTTCAGTTAGTAATCCGTAGTTTTCCTTAACGTGCTCGTATATTACACTTAATGGCTCATTAATCACTTCACCTAGTAATTGAGCGAAGTAATCGTTTGATGTTGTTACTGTTTCTTGTGGTGTACCTGGTAATCCACAGTAGTGTGCTTCGCCCACTTCACTAATGAACATACCGCTGTAGAATCCATTTAATTTGTATTTATTCATGAATTGATCTGCATTACACCATATTGAGATACATTCTTTACTTTCTAATAGTGGGACCATTGTAAAGTCAATTACGTAGCCATTTTTACCAAAGAATTGTCCTATACTAAATAGACCGAATGGTGAACCATGACCTAACATTATGATTCGATCATGTTCGGTTATTGCTTGTGCTACTTGGCCTTTACCTATACCACTATTCATAATAGTGGCGTCTGTTACGTTCGCATATATCGGTTTTAGGAAATCTGTTGATGCGTCTGTAGGGTGTATTACTAATGTTTTCATACGATGAAGATAGACACATTACTGTGCCTATCCAAATTTACTAACCTAATCTAAATTAATTCTCGTCTAAATCTTCAAAACTTGACATTATTTCGTCTCGTTTATCATCAATGATATCACCTAAATCATTATAGGCACTAATAATATCACTACATGCATCACCTACTTGCTTACCAATTGTAAATGCATTTTCATCACCATCAATGTTATCTAATCTATCTGAAGCGTTATCTAACATGCTGTAGATTTCAACTAATTTTGAGAATTGCTCTCTAGTTAATGTGATTAATTTTTCTTCTTGTACTGGGGTTGTTTTTGCTTTAGCCATAACTTTATTTTTTATTTTGTTTACGTGAATATAATTTGTCTTCAGTGCCTATCCAATGTTTTCTCCACCACCTAGTGAATCGTGGGTTGGTGTTGTTTAAGGCATACGTTTCACCCATTACTAATAGTATTAAGGATATAAATCCAAGGATGAATAGTATTAGGAATATTTTAAGCGTTATCATGGCTATCTTCTTTTAACATTGAATTAACTTGATCTATAGTTAATAACTCGCCTTTTTTAGCTTGATCCACTAACTCAACCATATTAGCCCATAACATATTCTTATCTTCGGCTAAGTAGTTATTTAATACAGTTTCAGCTAACGTTTCAGCGTCATCTCTGAATACTATTACTAATTGATCGTAGATTGAACTGATTTGTTCGTCTGTTAGGAGTTCGTCGTTACTGCTTGACATATCTTTAATTTTTGTTTATTGGTAAGGTAATAATAGAATTCTGCCAATGTACCATCGAAGTTAAGCATTTCATCATCAACTTCATCACGTTTCATTCCAAGTTCGTTTTTAAATGCTTTATACATTTCATCTAATATTTTAGCTTCGTCCGCTTCATAGTCCTTAGTTAAACGGCGTCTACGCTCTCCAAACATACATCTGATTTCGTGTTTCTTATCTATGTTTGGTTCTTTATCTACTGCTTCTTGCTCTAATACATCTTCATATTTGAGTTGCCAATAGTAATCTGATACCTCGAAATCGCCATTTGGAATACGTTCATCTAAACGATTGTACTTGTGTAGCGTTTGGCGTGGTTGGAATCGTCTCCACCAATAGAATTTATTGTAAGTATTCTTTCTAAACGTTGCTATTCTATCTTTTAATTCCATCCGTTATCCTTTTTAACTTGAGTAATGTGCTTACAAGTGTGGCTATTACCTGACCAACCATAAGCGGGGCAAGTACAAGACCAAACATCATCTACACACTTAACTGTGTATGATTTACCTTTACTACCTGCAACTTCGGTTTCGTAATTATTTTTGAATGCTTCGTTTTTAGCACCCTTATACTCTTTTCTAAAGTGAGTAATGTGCTTATAACCTAAATGGTTTGGAATTTCAGTCCATTTACCGTCGGCAATAACGTAACGTGTGCCTGGTTCGACTATAGAGTCAAACACAACGGGTACCATGTAACTGTGGACAATTAACTTGTCGTTTGTAATAATAACTGACATAACCTTTTAATTTTATAACGTCAATGTACGAACGTTACTGTGCCTTACTTAATCCATTCTTCCATCCCAAACTGCATTGCTTGAGCTGGTGTTAGATTAGAATCTTCCTGCATATTTTTAAGTGCAGTATAGATTACTTCGGCTTCTAATCCATATTCAGCGGCTTCCTCTAGAAACGCGCCTATAGTCCTTAAATCGTCTTGTTTACCCATTATTTAGTCTGTCTTTTTTAATTTTAGCTAATCTCAACCACTCAAGTTGTTCTGCTAACGTAGCACCTCGTTGAGTTAATTCCATCCAAGCTTCTTCACCTAATGGCTTACGTTTTGCTTTCTTATTCCAATTTCTATCTACTTTGTTTGACGCTTTGTCTTGAAACTGATCTCTGGTTTGAAATGCCATGTTTTAATTTTATTAATGATAAATATAACTACTTTTTTACTGACAACCCGTAACCCATATCGAACCAACTGAATTCAAGTGATGCTTGTTGGTGATCGAATTTATAAACGTCTTGTATAGCCTTTATACTGTACTCTTTCCACTCATTGTACTGTTTTTTAGTCAATTGGTTATTTTGAAACCAATTTGGATCATCTTTAACCTCATCCCAAGTCTTTCCCACATAAGCAAGTTGCTCATTAATTAAATGCATTGGTAGTGTTTGCTCATTGAGCTTTGGTCGACGTTGGAACAGGCGTTTCATGTAACATGGTTTTAGATGGTCGTAAATATATCAATTTGAAGTTTCCTTAGTGTGTTTTAATTTAATTGCTAAATCAAATTTTTCCATGTCATTTAATACTCCAAAGCATGCAGCACGATGTAGCATTCCACCTGTCTCTTTAAATTGAACCCATTGTCCTGATGCTGGAGTTATTCCTATAGCTCTAAAATCAGCGCATTCAGGATTATAAACAATATTAATGACTGTAAATACATCACCTTCCTTACATGTTAATTCACCTGTTACTCCATGATACACATTACATAACGCTTTAACTATCATAACTTATTTGTTTAATAAAGATAAGATGGGGGCTTTGACACCCCCACTCACTTAAAATTAAAGGTATGACTCAGCTAATTCGAACAATTGTTCATTGATCTTAATATCCTGTTGGAAGTTCTTAATCACTCTCGCCTTACGAGTACCTGTTTTAAACATTCCATTTACTACTTTCTCTTGTACTCTGTTAAATACAGCCCATAAATCGTTACCTTCATCCTCTGGACGAGTAGCATTTAATACATCCATAATATTAACTGTTTGCTTTGATCTTAAAGCACACGCCTTAGTAGCAAATTCAACCATTTGGGGTTCTGTTAACGTTTTAGCTTTAAACGTATTAATTTTATCTACTAATCCAGGCAACTTAGTAATCATTTCGTTTACCTTACCTTGTAATGATTCGAAAGTGTAGTTAACGTGTCTGATAGACATTACTCCGAAATCAGCATCACTAATTACTAATCCATTTTCACAAACGAATCTGAAGATACCAACTCTAAAATTGAATGCAGCCTTACCATCATGTGAATTGGTAAGTAATATTTGTGGTTGAGCATCATCGCCGTTTTGACCTTTAATCATGATGTTTGGATTAGCAAACATGATTAGATGCTTTTGGAAGCCTGCATACTTACGAGATTTAACCTCTTGTACTTTAGTAACTTCCCAACCTAAATTCATCAAATCCTCTACAACTCGAATTGTAGGTGTTTGGATATATTTATCTGTTAAATGTGAAGCTTTTGCTTCTGTAAATACTGAAGGCGCTATTGCCTTGATTTGTTCAATGTTGTAACTCATAACCTTTATTTTAATTTTATTTATACCGTAAATATAGTGAGGGGGCAGTGCCCCCTCTAATTAATTTAATACTCCTAAACGTGCATATAATATAGCCTCGCTATACGCCTCCATTTCATCTAATGTTTCAGGCTCGTACATTTCATCTATTCGATATACGATCTCTTCTCTATCTAATCCTCTTAACGTTAATGAACGGGTCCAATTTTCAACTTCGAAACATTTAGTTATCAATTCTGCTGTCATACTTAATTATTTGACATGAATGTACGACTATTGCTCTGCCACCCACTTACCGCTATCAATCAACTTAAATTCCATATCATTTCTATCTATGAATTGATACGTTGCTGATTGTAGATTAAAATGCTCGTTAATGTGATTTAATACTTGCTCAGGTGTGAAATCAGAGCAACTGTATAAGTCAAATTGGAACATTGAAGGATGAATTGCATCCCAAACATGTATTGAAGCGTGAGATGTAGCTAGTGTTACTGTACCTGTTATTCCCTCGTTTCCAAGTTCATTAACATATACTGAGGTAGGTCCTGCTACAACTACCATTCCGACTTTATTTACTAATTCTCTAAACCATTGGTTTAGTACTTCTTCTGATTTGGGTGGGTTAGTAATATAACCCTTTACTAATAGGTGGAGGTGATTTGGTACGAACATTACTTAAACTTAAATCCTGTTAATTTTTCAACATCAGCAAGATCGACTTGATTGTTGTGAATACCGTCTGCTTTAGTTGTATTGTTATCAAATATAAATGCCATGTATTCATTTGTCTTCTTAACATAAACTACTTTCCAACATTGAGTTGGCACTGACGTTGTACCTATTTTCTTAGCTACGCCTACTGAACCGCACCATACTTTAATTGAATCGTCTTTAAGTGCTAATTCACGAGATAACATTTCTAATGATTTCCAATCGCCTCTGTTTAATGCAGGGTATTGAGCAGTCATATTGCTGAAGAAGAATGATTCTTCGTTTGCTACTTGATCACATACCACATCAGCTGCAGGCATATTATGCCCGCGATCGAATCCAGTACCTGTATAATCTGCTTGAAGATTTGTTTCATTTGGTAATTTTGGATCGGCGATAAATTTATCACCACGTTTTACTTTAACAGGACATGTTAAGCCTGCCTTAGTAATCCACCATTCAACTTTAACTGGGTAGTGTTTTGATTTACTATAATGCGTTGTAAACGCTTTGTGTGTTAGTGTAACTACATCTTGAGCTGTAACTGTAAAACTAACTAATAATAACAGTGCTAATAGGCATTTTTTCATGCCGATAAATATCAGGCACCTAACATAACCTTGGATAACCATATACCAAATACACTACCTACTACGCCACCTAAAGCATAGCCTAACCATTGATGTAATGTATTGTCGCTATTAGCTATACGTTTGATTACGAAGTAACCTAACGTTGCAATTGCGAAGTCAGATAGTGCTGACCATATATAATGTGCTTGTGCTACTGCTCTGTAGTTAATAACTAATAAGCCATAACTTAATGTTTGAATACCTAACATGATTAGGAACTCTTTTATTTTGACAACCATGTTATTAATTCATTTACAGATAGTGATATAATTGTTATGATTAAACATATCAAAGCGAAGGCTTCAAGTGATTTATCTTTATTTTGATTCTTGTTCATCTAACTGTGTTTTAATTGTTTCGTAATATTCTTCACGTAAACGTCTAACTGCAGCTTCAGCGCTTGCTACACCTGCTTTAAACATTTGCTCATTACTTTGGTAACCACGTTCGTTAATTACTTTAAATACTTCTTCGAACATTTCAAATCCGAATAAATTGTTGCCTAATGATTGATATTTGTCCATATTATTTATTTTAATGTTTCTTTAGGTATATGCATTCTATCAATTAGTTGTTTTACAACGAGTGAATCATGATTACAACCTGATGGGTCAATTGTCATAGCAAACGCTTCCATAAATTGTTTAGCTGATAGACTAAATTCTAACCACCTATCATCAGGCATTTCTTCCCAATTTTCATCAGCTTGTACTAATTCTATTGGTAAGACAAATGTATGAATTTTATCATTTACTTTATAATTAACTATTACCCCCTCTTGTAAGAGATTATAGTATCTTGTTTGTGCTAACCACCCTGTTTGTTTATGCTTCCATTTCATATTAATGAAAATTAAAGAATTTAGTTGGTTTAATTTGTTTATACTCTGTTTTTGATCTTAATACCTGCTCTGCTATTGCTCTTGGCTTTGCTTTACGGCCTCTAGCCTTGCAGATACGCTCCTCGGTGACGCCCCAATTTGTTTCCTTGACCTGTTTGTAAAAGTTCTGCTTAATTTTTTCCCAGTATTCTTTATCTTGTTCCATAGACTTAAATGTACGACTTCTGGTTGTGCCTCCTCTGATCTTAATCGCTTAATGTGATCATCCATCTCCTGTATTCGTTGTTGATTAGTTTTAATACCAGCTAACATTTGCATTTTAATTTTCATATCATTATCCAATGTTCCTAATTCAATATTATCTAGTAATGATAAATGCTTTTCAGCTACACGTTCATTAGCTTCAGCCATACGAGATGCCATCATTTGTTCTAATCTCCATCTAGCATCTTCTGCTGGTTCTTCTCTATCAAATCTAACTTCATTAAGTTCATTGTATAGTTGTTGTCTATCATCATTAAATAATCTTCTTTCTATTTGTTCATTTATTGATTCTTGTCTACTCCCACCATTCATTTCTCTAGTTAGTTCCTGTATTAGTCTTGTAGTATCCTCATCTGTTCTTTCAAAATGATTATATTCTTGAGGTTGCTCAGGTAATCTTAGTCCCTCAGATGTGTATCTTGCTCTTTCAACTCCATCTGTTCTGAATACTAAATCACCATTATTAATTGCTACATCACCTGTAACTGATATTTGTGCTGTTGGGTTTGAAGTACCTAATCCTATTCCTACATTGGTTGTAGTTGAATTAACTGTAAATGTACTTGGATTATAAGTGTAAATAGTACCAGTACCTGTTGATGGCCAATTTGTCATTGTTGTACCACTACTTTCAATATGATCTACTATACCACCTGATCTATAAGCTCTATCTAAACTAGGTCCCTCTTCATAATTTCCTGGTCTGTAGTTACCATCCTTATACATTTGTAGTTTAGCCTGTTCTTCTTCTGACATAAGGATTTCATTAGGAATACCTCCCCTGTCTTTAATTTCGTTTCTAATTGCCTCTAATACTGCTGCTGGTGCTTCTGAATCTAATGCCTCAATTCTTCTATCAGTAACATCCCACCATGAAAACTCATTATCATAGGCTTGATCTAAGTTTTTAAAGCAAGCTACTTTATAACCCGTTTTCTTATTAATATTATAAATCAATATACCACGAGATGAATAGCGAGCATAGTATTGACCTGATTCTGTTGTAGTACACCACTTAGTATTAGCACCATATTTCATTGATGCCTCTAGTGATAGTGGTCTTAATGATATCCAAGTATCATCTTCATACACCTTTTTAATTTGCTTTTCTAGTGCCTTATCTATTAATTTTACTTCAGCTAATGAAACTGCTTGTTCGATTTCATCCCATGATGAATAAGATGTAACATCAGTATTTTCAATTAATTTACGATCAATGAATGAAGCGAATTTAGTGAATGACATTATCTTATACTCACTCATTAAATTATTTAAACTATTAAACACAAATATTAACATTTCTAAATCAAACGTTTCAAGGTAATTATAATCTAACCCCCAACGTACCATACGGGCTATTATTTCAGAACGATGTTCATCTCTATACTTAGGTGACTCATTTTTATCTAATTTAATAAGCATTTCAACGTACTTATTAGTTTGATTTGGTGATATCATTTTATAGATATCAATAGCGCTTAAAGCGTAGATTGGGTGTTGTTTCTTTAATTCGTCTATTCTTGACATAACCTTAATTTATATATTCAATTAATAATTCTTTAGCTAATACAATGTTTTGTAATGCGTTTAACTTACACTTATCACTAAATGGTTTTCCTTCATTTATATTCATTGACCATTGAGGTTCTCCACCATTAGCTAATCCAGTAAAGAATCCATCTTCACTGAATATAACGAAACTGTGTACTTTAGGTTCTTTTGGTTTTTTCATAATGTAAATATAAGAAGGAGACTCTGACGAGCCTCCTAACTTATTATATAGGTAGTTACTCTATTGAATGTTCTTAAACATAGTTGGTACTTGACCATATACAGGTAATTTACCATCCCACTTATTGATAAACTGTTGTTGAATCAACATTGGTGTTAATGTAGACTGTCTTAATTTATTCGCCATAGCTTCACCCGCAGCTGAGATTACCGCTTTAGCACTATCACCCTTAGCACGTGCAATTTTCTCTTGTGCTTCAGCATTTGCTACTAAAGTACGTTGTACTGCTGCTTGTGCTTCTTGAACCGCTTTAGTCTTTTCTTCAATTGAAGCTGTAATAGCTGGAGGTGGAGCGATATTGGTTCTCAATTGAGATACTGTAAACCACTTACCTACACGCTTATTTGCTTCAGTAATAATAGCAGTTTCAAATTCAGCTCTATGGTTGAAAATACTATCCACAGTGAATAAGTTAGCTACATCATTTACAGAGCTAATAATAGCATTCTTTAACCAACCCTGTTCTACAGTTTTAATATCGACACGTAAGTTTTGGAACATGTTATCTACTGTAGTTGGATTTAAAGCGTAGTTAAAGCTAGGTTTGATTGTAGCTTGGAAACCACCCTTAGTAATTACAACGTTTTCTTCATAATCAATGTGTTGTTGGAACACTGGAAATTCATAGTAGCGTTGAGTGAAGTTGTTATAGATTACCCAACCACGTTTATACTCTACTTTAGACATACCTTTATTATCACCAATATTGTCTACTAAGATTGCTACGTGACCTGAATCTACTCTCTCTACATCATATGGGTTTAAGAATGAGATAATAATAGATGCAATTATAATACCTACTAACTTAACATACCCAATAGCATTGCTTTGTGTTTCAGTATACTTTTCACCTCTATACTCTTTCTCTACTTTCTTTACATAAGTATCAAGTGAGAATAATTTGAATGTTACGCTTAATATAATCAAGGTAACGATAAATGTTAAAATTCCAATCATAACTGTTTTATTTTTATTTATTATTTAATATTCCTAAATGTACGTCTCCATCAGTGACAACCAAATATTCTCTTGGCATTGTATCAATGAAATAGTAACGACCACCTGTAGCTTTACCCTCAATATCGATTTGTTTTCTGGTTGTATGACCTACTACTTGCCTGATTTGAGTACGTAATGTATCGTGGTTAGCTTTCATTAATGCTTTAGGACGGATCCAAAGTGGACCTTGGAATGTTTCATCTCCAAACCCATATGAACCATACACTTGGTCTCCAACTTGTCTATATGAACGATAACCAACTTTAACTGGTTGGAATCTAAATAAATCATTTATAGTAGCATCTAAACTATCTACATCCCAATCCACAACTATATCATCTAACCATACACTACTTACACCAGCGTGTGTTACTAATATATCATCAAATTGATAAGCCATTTGTAAATAATCTCTATTAGTAGTGATAAGGTGTTGAATGGTTGGTGCCATTCTAGATTGATAACCTGAAGTATTACTATCTCCAATTTCAGGGAAATAATGATAATCGTGATTACCAACCAATAACACTACTACTTTATAAGATGTTTTTTTAAACTCAATAATATCTTGAAAATTTTGGCACTGGATTAACCCAGGTACTGTAAATGAATCGAAGTAATCACCTACAAATATAAATCTATCTGCGTCTTGTTCTTGTGCTATGACTTGTTTCCACGAATCGTGACCATGAATATCTCCAATAATAACTGTTTTCATAACCTAAATTTATAACCTTAATTGTGCCTACCAAAACTTATACCATGCTTTCTCAACTACGGGTTTTGGTGTTGAACGTTTTATTGTACGATTAAGCAATAATGATGCTGTTTGGTACATCTTAAACTTATCTTCTTCACTAATGTCTTTTAAACTAATCTGTATTATAACGGGTGCTGTCGAATCACCAGCTTGCATTTCAGTATTAATTACTATATATTCCTTTCCGTTATGTTTAGTTAGTTTTATCATAGCGGATATAAATATATGCTACTCGGTTTCGCTTAGTTTGTCTTCAAACTTTTTAGCAGCTATACTATCCTCTTCACTTAATAAACCTAAAGCAGTCTCATATCTACCAACATTAGATTGATTAATAAATAATTCAGTCTGCAAACTATCAATGTTTGTATTTTGATAAGATTTAATTTCGCTTCTTAATTTAGCTAAATCTTGTCTTTGGTAATAACAAATAACCATAAGTGCTAATGCACCTACCATTGTTACATCTTTACCATATTTTTTAAAAAATTCTATCATAATTATAATTTTAATCCCACCATTTTTCTATGTTGTTACTTAAATGTCTAAATAATTCTCGTTTTGCTTTATCATGATCTTTTGTAGCCTTATTCATTCCTTCAATAGTCCACTCTGTAGCCTCTGATAGATATTTGTCTAGATGATATTCAGTTTGTACTTTCTCTATCATATCAATTGCTTTTAAAATGCTATCAGCATCTTCATTGTTGAAGATATGAACACCGTCTTTGCGAATATAAGCTTCAGTATCAATTAATTTTTGTTTTAATATTTCATAAACGAAATAATAATCCCAATCACGATCTCTCCATATAATAGGAATCCAACGTATTAATTTACGTAGTTGTTTTATTTTTTGTTTAATTCTATACATAACATTAATTTAGAGTAGAAAGTTGGCCTATCCGAAGATAGGCCTTAACTTATTACTTTACAGTTTTAACTTCTACTGTTGGAGTTGCTGTACCTGCTACAGTTGAGTCAGTTACTACTACTGTTGAGTCTACTGCTACTGCAGTTGAATCCGTTGTTGCTGTAGTAGAAGCACCACCACAAGCTGTCAATGTAGCCACTGCTACGATTGCGATTACTTTTTTCATAATGTAATTTTTGTTTTATTATAATTAAATATACAACCTAATTTTGCCCCCTCCAATCTTAGAACATTGTTCTTGCTCCAATCATAAAGAAGTTCAATATTGGTGAATTGGGTACCGTTGATGCGTTTATCTTCCAATCAATAGCAAACGCGAATCGCTTTGACAATTGATAAGAATAACCAACACCAACCAACCCAGCTATATTATAGTTCCAGGAGCCTCCGGTTTCCGTATTGTATGAATACGGGGAACCCATAATGAAGACCCCTGGGGATACCGTTGATTTCTTATTCAACGGATAAGGTTTGGTCCAGAAGCCTGTAGTCGACGATGCGAACTGATATGAATAGCTATCTGCACCTTTAAGTTTAATATTAATAATTGATAAGTTATAGCCTAATACACCATACTTAGGATGTGGTCTAACATAAGTGTAACCACCAAATGTCATTGGAATACCATTCATCCAAGCGAATGTATATGAATATGCTTTAATTGCTTTTAAACCACCTTTCTTATCAAACACCATGTTACTAGTGTTACCTGATAATGCAAATGATTTTAAATCAGCATAGATCATACTCGATAAACCCCAACTCGCGTCGCCTGCAGCTGAAGATGAAGACATACCTAATGAAATAATAGGTGTAAATCCGCCTGTTGGGTTTTGAGCTGTAGTTAGATCTGAATTAACTAAGATTGGGTTTAATCGTAGTTGTTTCTTTTCATCTTTCTTCTTATCCTCTTTTTTTTCTTCCTTTTTATCTTCTTTTTTTTCCTCTTTAGATTCAGATTTAGATTCTTCTTTCGATTCCGATTTGCTTTCTGACTTGCTCTCTGAACTGCTCTCGCTTTTTGTTTCGCTGCTTGATCCTGAACTCTCCGTGCTTGAGCTTGATGAAGAGGATTCCCCAGAAGACGATGAAGATTGGGAAGATGAGGAAGAGGACGATGAAGTTGATTGGGTAGATGAAGAAGCGGTTCCACTCGAAGCGGTTGATGCGCTCGATGAAGCAGCGCTTGAAGCACTTGATGATGCTGATGACGATGCTGAGGAAGCTGCTGTACTTGCAGCTGAAGACGCTGCGGATGAAGCTGCGCTTGCTGCTGACGATGCTGCTGCTGATGCTGCTGTTGAGGCGGCTTGTGATACAGTTGCAGTTATTGTTTGTTGTACCGCTGTGTTTGTAGGACATGGCGTTGCGAATATTTCACTGATCCATTTAGTTACTGTACCTGAAGCAAAATCAGCATATGTAAATGTTCTAGATTTGTTTCTGATAAGTACAACTACACCAGGTTGGTTTGATGCTATAGGAACTAATACTGTGTATGTTTTGGAATCACAGGGATCAATGTAGGTTTGAGTAATAAATTGACCATTCGCTTTATTAGCGAAGGCAAACGAAACTAATATTAATAGACTTAATATCCATTTTTTCATTATCTTTTTCTAGATGGACGAGGAGGTAATTGTCTTTGTGGAACGAAACGATGAGTTGGCCTTTGAGGTATCCAACGTTGTGGTTGGTATCTAGGTACACCCCATCTTTGAATTATAATTGGATTATAAAATAAAGGTGTATACTGGTAATCGTATATTATTCTTTGTTTTTTAACTACTGAATCTTTAGGATCTACATACACGTATTGTAATGGAGTACATCCTGCTAGAGCAAGAAACAGTATTAATAATAAGAATCTCATGTTATTTTAATTTACTTAATATAACTTGATTAGCCTTAACTAATTCAAATTTTTTAACTCCAGAGCGTCTGCTACGCATTGAACGTGGCTTTGATTTTTTATTTGCCATTACTTATCGAATATTTTTT